CTCCGCTGTCTCGTGGGTGGTGGTGGCCTCCCCGGCCTGCTCCGCTGTCTCCTGGGTGGCGGTGGCGTCCTCGGTCCGCTCCGCCGTCTCCTGGGCAGGGGCGGTGTTCTTCTTATCTGTTTTCTTACCTCTCGCCATTTCCATTCCCTCCATCAGCACACGGTAGCAACCAGCCAGCTATCCACCTTGTCGGGGATAGGCAGGGGCCGGGCGTCGAGCTGGAGGATGCGCCGCTCCGGGTTGTGGTCGATGTAGGAGTGCATCAGGCGGGAGGTCTGCGCGGTCACAAGCTGCTTGCTCTCGTCATAGTAGCTGCACGCGCCGTAGGCCATGATGAAACTCGCCGCCGAGGAAATCAGGATAATCATGTTGTCGTCCACCAGCGGCTTGACGGTGGGGTTGGCCGGGTCCGTCCAGTCGTCCAGATAGACGCCCGCATACTGCATGATGTCCAGATTGGGCTTGTTCAGGTGGCCGATGTAGCTGACGCCGCCCGGCAGTTCCCTGGGGGCGATGATGCCCAGCTCCACCCGCCGGTTGTCCAGCTTCTTCATCACGTCCGCGTCGTCCAGGAACTTGCGCAGGGCGGTCTTGCCCATGATGGCCGTATCCACGTTGGCAAAGCCCTCGATAAGCACCCGGCTCACCCAGTCCTCCAGGTTGTTCAGGATTGCCGCCTTGCTCCCGCCCCACTGCTCGTCGCCGGTCAGGCTGACCGTGTTGGTGAAGTCAAAGTCGATGTCCTCCTTCACGCCGGGACCCTCCACATGGATAAGGCCGGTCTTGATGGCCTCTGCGCACATATATTCCTCCCGGCGCGTACAGGCGTCGTTCAGGGTCGCGTATTCCTCCATCAGCTTCCGCGCCGCCCGCTCTGCGGGCGTCATGCCGCTGTAAAGGTCCTCGCCGGGGAGCCGGGTCATCATCTGCGCGGCGGTGGTCACGATGTAGCCGGACACCAGCGGCGCGGCATAGCTCTTGGTCTGAAATCCGTCCATCTTCACGGCCTTGCCGCCCGCGTCCGGGTGGACGTAGGGCAGGATTTTCCGGTCGCCTTTCATCAGGTCCATGTCCACCCGCTCGGTGGGGAAGGTAATGACCCGGTTGAAGAACGTGTCCCGGAAGTAGGTGTGGATGGGCGGGGTCTGCCGCACCACCTCCGCCATATACCGAGGCTGGTAAATATCAATCGCGTTAGGCATAATTCATTTCCTCCTTTTGTGTGCAAAAATTTTCCCGCCCCCTTGCGGGAAGCGGGAATGTTTATTTCAGGAAAATGCCGATGTTCCGCAGCGCCGTTTCCACGTCCGCCGCCGTCATGCCCTCCGGCAAAACCAGGCTGTCGGCAAAGTATTCTCCGGTGAGCCATACCGGCCCTTCCTCGTCCGCCCGGATGCTGTCCGGCACCAGGCCGTAGACACTGGCCTTGTTGTCCGCCGTCAACAGCGTCAGCTTGCCGTCGCCGTCCAGCGCCACGGGCGCGTGGGCGGGGATGTCCGCCGCCGCCACCTTCACGGCCTTGGCGACAGGTCCGATTCCCGCCTCGAAATATCCCGGCTCGGTGCTGAATTTCTTGACGCTCAAATCCATGCTCATGTCGTTTTTCCTCCCCTTACTTTTTCTGGCCCACGCTCTTGATAGTCGCCAGGAACTCGTCGCCGCTGGTCATACCGGCGGGCTGGGCGCTGGTGACGCCGTTGACGCCGCTGCTCTCCGCGTCCTTCTTCACCTGTGCCAGATAGGTTGCGCCCTGGGTCTTGGCGTTCTTGACGAGGGCCTTTGCAAAGTCCTCCGCGCTCATGGGCTTTTCGTACTTTGCCTCCGCCAGCAGCGCTTCGCTCCCGGCCAGGGCCATTTCCTCCAGGTCCTTGATGCGCGCCCGCTCGGCGTTGGTTGCGGCCTCCGTCGCCGTCGCCGCCGCCGCTTGCTCGATTTGGTCAACCAGCGTGGGATAGACTTTCCGCAGGTCGTCCACGGTCTTGATGCTGTCTTTCGGGTCCATGTCCTGTACCTCCTGTTGTTTTCCCGGCTGTCCCGCCGGTTGATTGTCCTGCGCCTGCGCAGGCGATTTAATATCCGCGACCCGCTTCACGCGGTTTCGCACAAATTCCGGGGCCTTGTCGAACTTGGCCCCCATGCTGACGCTGTTGACGAAAAGGACGCCGCCCCGATTCTCGTAGGTAGCGCCCGCCCCCTCGTCCGTCAGTTCGTCCGCAAAGCCGTTTTCCTTGGCCTGCGGCCCGGTCCACCAACTTTCCGCGTCCATCCAGGCCGTCACTTCATCCTTGGTCCGCCCGGTCTTTTTGGCGTAAAGGCTGATGATGTTTTCCTTGATGGTCGCCAGCGCCTCCAGGTATTTTTGCAGGTCCGCCGCATTTGCGTACCCGCAATACATACTGACCGGATGCACCATGTAGGTACTGTCGTTGGCGGCAATGACCTTGTTGCAATGGCAGGCGATGATTGTCGCCGCCGATGCACACACTCCGCCGATGCGGGCCGTCACGGTGGCCGGGTGCTGCTCCAGCAGGTTCCCAATTTCCACCGCCGCAAACACGTCCCCGCCGCCGCTGTTGATTCGGACCGTGATGTTGCTGACCGTTCCCAGCCCGGCCAGGTCCTCGGCAAACTGCTTTGGCGTCACATCGTCGCTGTACCAGCTTTTTTCTCCCGCAATATTCCCATACAGCAGCAGTTCTCCGCTCCCGTCCGCCGCATTGCGGAATTGCCAGAATTTATTAGGCACTTCCTGTCCCTCCCTCTGTAGTCTTGTCCTCTTCTCCTTTGCCGTCTCCCGCCTGCGGTCCCGGCGTCTGCGCGGGCGGCGGCGTCGGATTCAGGATTTCCAGGAGCTGCCGCATTTTTTTTGCTTCCATCATCCGCTGCTCCATGTTGCGCATATAGTCCCCGCCGGTCATTTCCGCCGTTTCCTGTTGCGCCGTGGAATATCCTGCATCCACCCGCATAATAGCCGCCTCTACTTCGTCTTTTGGGTTCAGGCTCGTTCTGGCCGGTCCCGGCCACACACAGGCGCAGTAGGCTTTTCTCCTTGCCGGGTCGCTGAAAAAGCCTGGCGCGTTGATGCGGCCCCGTGCCACAGCTTCCGCGAGGACCTGCTCATAAATCGGCTGACAAAAGCTGTCCACAAAATCGTCCCGCTTCACGTCGCACACCCGCCAAAACTCGTTGAGTGCGCCCCGTGCCGCGCTGAAATTCTGCGTAAACTGCTTTTCCATCACCTCCGGCGGTATCTCCATGGCAGCGCCGATTTCTTTAATCATGGCGTCAAAGAACGCATTGTAGGCGGTGTTCGGATGCGTCGGGTCCGCAAACGCCACATCATCCCCCGGATTCAGGGAGAGGATGGTCCCCTGTCCCATTTCGATACTGCCGGGGTCCGCGCTGTCCACCTGCGCCTCCTGCGGTACATACTGGCCGATTGGCGACCCGTTCTGCACCGACGCCGGTTTGACAAGCACAGTGAAGTACGCGCTGATTACTGCGGCGTCGATTTCCGCCTGGGTATACCGCCCCAGTTGTTTCAGCGTCTCCAGGACCGGCGCGAGGATAGGGACGCCCCGGAGTTGGCCCGCCCGCTCCCGCGTCATAACGTGGAGGACGTTGTGCCGCCCGGCGGCTCCATAGGCTTCCACCCGCGTCCAGTCCAGCGTCCCGCTCTGCACGGCAAGGCTGGAGTGGGGATGCCGGTTACATATCCAGTAGGCCACCACCATTCCGCCCTCGTCCGTCTCCACGCCCTGGATGATGCTGTGGACGTGGTAGCCTCTTACGTCAGTCGGCACAAGGCGGTCGTAACCGTCAGGGGAACAGATGCGGTCCGCCTCGATGATTTGCACCTTTGTTGCGTACTGGCTCCCTGGCCGCTCCTTGAACGGCAGCAGCGCAAAGCTGTCCCCGTTCATCAGGAATCCCATGTAGGCGAGCTGTTGGAGCTTGTAGAAGTTCCCCAGTCCGTCCGCGTCGCACTCCGTCGTGTCTGCCCATAGCGCAAACTCCCGCATGATTTTCCTTTGCAGCTCTTCCGCCTGCTCCCGTGTCATCCCCAAAACCTCCCCGTCGATTTGCGGGGACGGTATCAGCCCTCCCGCCACAACATTTGTGCAGAAGGTTTTCAATGCGGCGCTGGCCGTTGGGATTCCCATGTAGGCGTCGCGGGACCGCTGGCGGAGCGTGTCGATGTTGTCCTCGATGTCCTCCTTGGCGCTCCCGCCGCGAAAGAGCCACCCAATCAGGCTTTTCTTTGTCACGTTCGCGCCGTAGTTCCCGTATCCGCTGTTCGTTACCTCCAGCGCCCTCCTTGCGGCGGCGCGCTTCAATCCCTGAACCGGGGAGACGGCGGCAACGGCCCGGTCCAGAAAATTCATTTTCGCCATAGCCGCCCTCCCTAAATGTCACGGGGAACAAAATGGTAAGCCCTGATGTAGCCCCCATTCTGTTCCTCGCTCTCTGCTTCGGCCAGTTTCCCGGCCCAGTATTCAAGCTCTTTCCGCACGTCGTACAGGTCCGCCCGCGTCAGGGACCGCCCTTCGATTTGGTATCGCTGGCCGGTTGCGATTGCTTCCTCCGCCGCAAGCCAGATTTTCAGCCTTTGCCTGCACAGCTCTTTACTGAATACAGCCATTTACACACCTCCGATGCCGCCGCTCAATTTCCGCCACCCCTTCCGGCGGGTTGCTTGTCCCGCTCCAGGCTCCGGCTTCTGGAGAGGCGGGTTGTAGATTTCCAGCGCGGCGGTCGCGTAGTTGCGCAGGTCCAGCGGCTCGTTGCGCTTGTATCCCTCGTCCCGCAGCACCCAGGAGACGGTCATTTTCCCCTTGCGGAACCGCGTGATTTTCATTTCGCTTGCCAGTCCCTTGAAGTAGGTCGCGTCGTACCCTGCCCCCTCGTCGGACGGGAAGTGGCAGTAGTTCGGCCCCCGCTCGGTGACGCGCAAGCGCTGGTAGATAAAATCCTTCCCGGCGTCAACGCCAATGGTGAACAGCGGCGTCTTGACCCGGTTATCCGTGGACGGGTTGCGGATGTATGGCACGCCCTGTCCGCCCTTGCCCTTGATGGCGAACACATAGCGGTTGAACTTGTCCACGGTGAAGCTGTAGACCTGGTTGGACCTGTAGCCGCTGTCGATGCACGCGGCGGAAATATAAAGCGCCGTTCCATCCTTCTTGTGAAACGGCGTCAGCAGAAAAGCGTCCAGATTTTCCCACACGGGATTTTCCATTGTGTCCCCGATGATTTTCTGATAGCGGATGCCCCAGCTCTCCTTGCCGACGCCCCAGCCCACGACTTCCACCTCGAAACGGTCCGCCTGCACGTCCACGCCTGCCGTCAGCACCAGCACATCGTCCGGCACCTCCGCGCCGTACAGCTCCCGCCGTGTGATAAGTGCGCCCTCGTCCACCCGATCGCCCGGCTCTTCCCACGTCTCGCCCAGCTCCGTGTTGACCCACGTTTTCATCTTCTCCGGGTCCCCCTGGCGCAGAAGCTCGGTAGCAAGCTGGTGTTTCTCCACGACTTCATGCCAGCCGCAGAAGTTGGAGGCCAGCGTATTCAGGTGGAAGCCCCGCGCCTCGGCGTTCGGATTCTTCGCCACGAAATGGCCGTGCTTGCCCTGGCGCTTCCACTCGTATTCCCCGAATACCTCCCCGCACCGCTCGCACTCATACAGGATAGGCTTTGTCAGGTCGTCCTTGTCGAACTTGATTTGTCCCCACTGGAGCGGCTGGAAATGGCCGCACCCAGGGCAAGGCACGTTCCACTCTTCCATTGTACTGTCCAAAAACTCGGTTTCAATCCGGCTGTGTCCCTTGATGGTCGGCGTGGAGACAATGACCGTTTTCTTGTCCCAAAAGGTCGTTTGCCGCTTCTGCGCCAGCAGCAGCGGGTCCCCCTCTGTCCCGGCGCTCTCCGGGTAGCCGTCCACCTCGTCGGCCAGCAAAACCTTGATGGGCCGCATACGCAGGCCCACGGGGCTGTTCGCTCCCACGATGGTCACATGACCGCCGGGGAAGTTTTTCTTTAGGATGGTGTTTCCGCTGTACCGGCTCTTGGTGTCCACCAGTGCGGACAGCACCGGCATATCCCGAATCATTGGCGCGAGGAAGTCCTTGGAAAGCGCCTGCGCCATATCAAGGGTAGGCTCCATCACCATCACCGGCGCGGGGTAGTAGTGCATATAGTAGCCCAGCACGTTCATCAGCATAGCCGTTTTTCCTATCTGCGCGGCGCTCATAATGACCACCTTGCGGATATGGGGATTCCCGATGGCGTCCATGATTTCCCTCTGGTATGGCGCGTTGTCCGTGTTCCATCGTCCGGGCGCTGCGGCACTCTCCGCCGACAGCACCCGGTACATATCCGCCCACTGGGATAGCGTCAGCGTTGGCGGCGGCTTCAGCAGCGCGGCGCAGCGGGCGAACATCGCTTCCGTCTGCGGCGCAAGCTCAACAATCCACGCCCTGGCTTCTCTGGTGTTCATCGTCCCTGTCCTTCCTGCTCCCGCCGGGCGGCAGCTTCCCCCGCACGCACTGGGGGAATGGGCAGAATACCCGCCGGTCGCTGATTCTGTTTGCCCATATACACCCTTCGCACGGGTCAACCGCTTTCTTCTTCATCGTCGCCCTCCGCCAGCGCAAGGAGCGTCCGGTAGTCGGACAGCTCTTCCAGCGCCTCGTCCACGGCCCGTTTCATTTCGTCGAAAATCTCCGCCTGGTTGCCCTCCATCTGTGCCAGGCGCGGGGACAGCTTGGCGGGCAGCATCAGGAGCTTGGCGCGGATATTCAGGCACATGGTCTTGATGCCCTTTTCGATTTCCTCCGAACTGTGCAGCGTCCCCCGCCGCAAATCGTTCTCCATGTCCGCCGCTTCCCGCTTGGCGCGGGTGAGTAGCGCCCGCTCGTCGTTCAGGTCGGTTTTCCCGCTCCCCTTCCGCAGATACATGATGTACCGCGTGATGGTCGCTTTCATTTCATACAAGCCTGGCATCCGCTCGCTGATAATGCCCTCATCCCGCAACTGCCGGACCCGGCGCGGCGTCAGCGCCAGCCAGTCCGCCACGGCTTCACAGGTGTATAGCCTCATTGTTCATCCTCCAGTACCTTGTCCGGCGGGTCGTCCGATTCTTCCATGCCGGGCACGTCCACGCTGCCGGATGCCCGCATCCGCAAAATGTCCAGCCGTTCCCGCTCCATGGCAAGGCGTGCTGCGCTCTCGTCCAGCCCCCGCAGGCTGTCCGTGATTTTGGCGATACGTCCCTGTACCTTGTAAAGCGCCTCCTGCAAACTCTGGACCCGCTTAAAGGCGCTGTCGCTGAAACGCATGGTGGTGTTGTTCTTCCCGCGTATCTCCGTCATGGCGCTAAGATATACCGCGCCCTCTTCGGCCTTTTCGTACTCCGCGATTTTTTCCAGTATCTTATGTTCGCGGAATTTCAGTATCTTCATTTCGTGTTCCAACGCGGCCCGAACCTCCAGCGGTGTTTTCTCCACAATCTCCCGCTCTTGGTCCGTTAGCATATCAAGAAAGACGGCGCTGTACGCTCCGTCTTTTTCTGCGTTCTTATTTCCCGTTGGTGCTCCCGGATGGGACCCCGCTGCATTTTTCTTTCCTTTACTATTTTTGTTCCCCGGCTGTCCGCCTCGCTTCTTCTTCGGTGGAGGCGGCACAGCTTCGTCCCATTTATACTTGCTCTTCCAGTTCCGCAAGGTCTGACGCTTCACGCCCAGCCGGTCGGCCAACTCTGCCAGATTGACTTCCTCGCCACGGCTCCGGCGCTCTATGTATTCAGCCCTGGCGGTATCACGCTCCGCGCTCCGCCTCGCCACAGCGCCGCACCCCCTCTAATGGTAACGGCCCGCGCCGCCTACATATATACCCCGCGTGGAAACGTAGGGCTTCGGCGGACACGGGCACGAAAACAGAAAAGCCCGCAGCGTTTCCGCCGCAGGCTAAAAATTCATACTATCAATCTATCACGAAAATCGGGACACGGTGTGCCACTTCCTGAAAATTCATAATTTGTTCACAACTCGGCCTCAATTTTTATCCCCACATTTTTCAGGCCCCCCTTATTTTTTCAGGTCAGCGCGGGGGAAGCCGAAAAAAATTCTTCATACCTAAAAAAATCCTGCGCTCACGGACCCGCAGGCGGCGAGGGGTGTCCAGGGAGTACCTACGGCCTCGCGCGCGGTTTTGATTCGCGCCTGTGCGCGTATGTGTTGAATCTTGCGCGGGCGCGGTTT